TAATTATTAAGAGAACCTAATAAGTTTCTACTATATTGATAATCAAACTCTCCACTTTCTAAATCTTTAGCTCTACTTTTAGTGTGTCCATCTATATAACTATTCATTTCATTAATGATTTGTTTCATAGGTTTTTTACCTTTTTTACCATAAGCATTAGCAGAATTATTCATATTCTCTAAATGACTCATAGCACCATCCATAAAATGAACATTTAAATCTCTAGTAAAATGAGGAAAGAATCCTTGTTCGTAGTTAGGCATTATTTTTGCATTTAATTTATCTTTAATTTTAGATATTTCACTTGCTTCCATTTTTTTACCATTTAATTGCAATCTCATTACAATAGCATCAGAACGTTTATTAACTGCATTTCTTAATGTGCTATATAAATTTTCAGTTAGTTGATGATAAGATGTCAATGCTTTGTACATTTGTGGAGACAATGGTTTGCCATCTGACGTAATAGCATTTTTTATATCAGCTTCTGTTATTTTAAGTCTACGTTCACCTTTATCTATTTTAACTTTTTCTTTTGGAGTCATTTTGTTATATTTTTCAGTAGCTAATCTTGGAAAATCATTTTCAATAATATTTACCATATCATCTGCTACTTTTAAATAAGTATCATTAACTAATTCATCCATTTGTTTTTTGACTTTTAATAATTTATCATGAGCTCCTTTTTCTCCATTTTTATGTGCAGCTATAAAATCTCTAAGCATATCATCTAATCTTTTATAATCTTTATCTGCTCTTAACATTCCTAGTTTACTACCCAATCCTCTTGAGCCTGCTTCATCTCTAATATTAGTTAATATATCTTTAGCAAGGTTATTATCATTTAATTCATTACTTCTAAATACAAATGATGAGTACTGCATATTTTTTAGTATACTACCAACAATAGGGTCTTTTTTACCTAAGTGAGAAGACTGCCAAAAAAACTGAGCAAACTTACTATCTAAACTGCCATTTTCTACACTTCTTGATAATTCTTTTAATCTAGCTTTAAACGAACCTACTTGGCCAGCTGTCAATGGCATGTGCTTTATTTCTTTAAATTTAGCCATAGTTTCGCTCTCTGCTAATTTTATAGCAGCTGCATAAGGGTCTTTAAAATACGACCTAGTAGTGGCTTTTTCTGACCAAGAGGTTATTTCGTCAAGTAATTCTTTATATTTTCCTGAAGTTAATGAACAATTAATAGCCATTAGAAACACGCATTCCTTTCCTTTTCAATCATTTCTTTACTATTTATAGACTCGAAATTTAAATCTTTTGCATTATTTTCTAAATCTTTAGTTACTTTTGATAGTTCAGTTAATCTTTTTATGCTAGATGTTTGCGGCGCCTCAAGGTTCAACCCTTTAAAGTGTGATGCTCCCCCCATCAGAGCATATACTGGATTTGCTAAAATCTTTTTTACAGTAGGATTGTTTTTGTCTTGCATTACATCCCCTGTAAGTGTTTCTTTAGCTAAATTCTTTACTTCTGCTTCCATCTGATTCCTCATAGCAAGATATTCCATAGGATTCATAATATTCATTTCTAACATTGTATTTTGTATCTCACTCATTTTATTTAAGTAAGAATCAAAGTCTTTTTCTTTTCCTGCTAGTTTCATTATATCTCTATAGAAAGAAAGCAGATTATCATTCATTAAATTCATACCATTAGCAATACGTTTATTACCTCTTGCCCATTGTATTCCTCTAAAACTTGTCAAACTTTCATTAAATTCTGGTAATCTAAATTGGTCTGTTTTAAATTTAACTCCACCTTCTAATCCTATACTTGATATATCTCCTAAAAGTTCTCTCATATCAAATTTTTTATTAAAATAACTATGAAAATGATTTTCTACTAGTTGATTAATTTTTAATATATCTTCTGCAACTGCTTTAATAGTCTCTCCTTCTATTGGATTAAGGTCTTTAGTTCTTTTAAACTCACCTTCTTTTGCTAACTTTGTTAGTAATGCAAGACCTCTTCTATATCTACCAGTAGCACCATAAGGAATTGGAACAGGTCTATTGCCAAATATACCAACAGCATTTGGATTAGGTGTAGGATTCATAAATGCATACAAGAATTTTAAACCATGTGAATTCATGCCTCTTTGCAATAAAGAACTTTCTACTTGATGAAACTGAGACATAGTAGGCATATTACTACCAAGAAAATCTATTGTTTCTTGATTTAAAGCTGTCTTTTCAGGCCCAAATTGTAATACTTCACCTAAATTTGTTCTATTACCATAAAATAATTGTCTTAATTTTTTAATTTCTGCTAGTTCTGTCAAAGCTCTTCCACTTAATCCAAAGTTTTTACCCTGTATAAATGGTAAAGTTCTTTGCAATTGAGACATTGTAGCGTATTGTATAGCACCTTCTTTTACATCTGCCTCACTAACAGATACATACTCAATCTTTTTTAAGTCTTTAAGTTTTCTTGACTTTATATATTTAGGATTATTTTGGATATGACCTTGTATCTCACCTTCTAATTCTTTTACAATATTATTTAATTTATCTATTGCTTTCTTTTTAGATGAATAAGTCATGCTAGAATTATTACTTATTTGCATAATCTTTCTTTTAAGATTTCCAATAAAAGAAATTTTGCCATTTATAGATTTAGCAGAGTACATTACTTTAGATGCTCTATCTTCTCCTGTAGTCACTTTTCCTCTAGTTTGTCTCCTAATTCCATTTTGTAATTCAGTTGTTCTTGCAGTATAGTCAGCTTCTGTTCCACCCATAAGAGAATTATACCATTTATCCATCATGCTTCTTATCTCTCCAGTAGCAGAAGAAGTATTTAATTGATTGAATGGGTCTGCATTTTTAACTTGCATTACTATTCTATCTATTACAGCTCCTCTTTCTCCTCTAGCAAACTCCTGACCATTTTCAAAAACTTCATTATTTATTACTTTTCTTGTTGGTTCAAATTTAATTTTAGGAGAACCTTTATCCTGTCCCCATTTAGTATATTGTTTATATGTTTTTTTAACTACACCAAATCTTCTTTCAAACTCTGGGTCTTCTCTCCATTTTTTAGGAAATTCAGCTGTTGGGTCTATAGTTCTATTTCTTAATCTATAATATAAACTTGAATTAATATCTCGATTAAAATTAGAAAACTTTTCACCAGCTTCTATAACATCTGAGTACTTAGCAGGTCTTGAGTTTCCTGAGTTATCATAGACAGAATTGCCTGTAGAATTTAACAGTCCAGAGTATTCGTTAATCATTTCAGTAAGAATTGCTCTATCTAATCTATTTAACCCCTCCTCTTGCCCTGTTTTTTTATTAAACTTTCTAAATATCCTAACTCTTTTATTGTCAACATTGCCCTTAGTTCTCATTTCATTTATGAATCCAACTTTATTCGTAATGCCTTCAGATGCTATAGATTCATTAAATCTTGGAAATAAGAAATCTCTTCTCCAAGTAGTTATATCCTGTGATATATTTTCATTCAGTTTACCTTTACCATCTATAATATATTGTGTTTCCAAAGCTGACCTTTGAAAGAAATCCATATTGTTATAATCAAGTTCAATTCTAAAATTTTCTCCAGATAGTAATGTTCTTCTATTGTTTTGTGGGTCTCTGCTACGAGCTCCTACATTATTTAAGTATCCTAATATTCTTGGTACTTTTTGTACTATACCTATAGATGCTTTATATAAATCTGTATTAGCAGCCATAGTTCTAACTGCTCTACCTTCATCACCAGCAGTCTGTCCAAATCTAAAAGTAGATGCAGTTTGTAATGCTGTAGGGTCTACTCCTTGAACAAAGAAGTTAGATGCTCTATTAATATGGTCAAATTGATTCTTTTTAGCTGCGAAGAGATAGTCAGCTTTATCAGCATCATAGTCACCTTCATACACATTAACTACGTCTAAACTATTCATAGCAATACCATTACCAGCAGATTCTGGCAAGAAATCTTTAAGACTTAATATTGTCATATCATTAGGTCTTGTACGAGGTTTTCTATTTACAATTACACCAATAGATGTAGGTTCAAGATTAGATGTTTTATTATAATCTTTTAAAAATTCATGCAATCCACCTAATTTACTTGTCTCTAAAAATTCAATAGTAGTTGCTAGTGTTTCTTGTTTTACTTTATCTTTCATCTTTGGCATACCATCAACTATTTCATTTGCTAAAGTTTCAAGAGTAAGAGTTTCTGTACCTCTTAATAGTCTTGTTTCAAATCCAGATTCTTTTAGTACATCTATGCTACTATTCTTTTCATGAGCAGGTAATAATACTTCACCCGTCATAATTTTCTTTCCACTAGCATCAACAAGAGTAGGTTTTAATCTACTATTTGCATCAGGCATTTGTAACATAAATGATTGACCACCATATCTATGTGAATTGACAGGGTCGAATTGATTTGTTACAGAACGTCTATTATTAACAATACTATTTACAAAAGTTCCAAACATTTTATTCTTTACCATGTCTGGACTAAAACTCATTGGATTAGCAAATCTAGATAAAGAAGCAAAGTAAACAAGATTATTCATAGCTGATAGACCTTCTCCTATACCAGCATTAGATACTAACGATTCATCACCTTTACCATCTAGCACCCATTCTCTTATTCTAATAGGGTCTTGTGCTATAAAAGACATCTTATCTAAGTTTGCAGTTAAATCATTTTTGTATTCAGAATTAAAAGTTTCAGAAGATTCTCTATTGTTTTTATAATTATTCTCACTCATTCCTATCTTAGCACCCTCTACAGATTTATCCTTTGAAGGTAACAATCCTAGAGCATCTATAGGTATTTTCATTACTTTACTCTGACCAAGAGCCATTCCAGGCCTAGCTTCTCCACTAATATTTTGGTATCCTTTATTAATTAATTTAGTATCAAGACCTTCTTTCTTAGCTCCTTCATTAAAAATCTTTGCACCAGACTTAGTAGTTAATATATCTACATTAGGATTTTGTTTAAAGAAACCACTTAACGACTCAGCATGAACAAACAATGTTTTACCATACAGTAAAGGAGCATCTTTACCAGATGATGATATAATTGGTTTAACAGGGTTTACTGAATTAGGATTGTGACCTATAACAGAGTGTACATATCTCATCATATCTCTAGACACAAAAGATATACTATCAAATGCAGATACATCTGTATGAGCATTACCTATTACATTATTAAAATCCCATCCTTCTATTTTATTATCTCTAATAATTTTTTCTACTTCAGCTTTAACAGTTGCATACTGAGAATCATTCCATATAGCAACTCCAAATCCTTGATTCCTGATTATTCTCCTAATAACTTTATCTGTTTTTGTATCTCCAATTTCTCTATAACTTTCAGCAACATCTCTCAAGAATACATCATTAGCTCTAACAAACTTTTTAGTATTATAAAGCTTAATACGATTCATTACCTTTTCAGTATTGTTGCCATTTAAAAACTCTATATAAAATTTATTACCATCTTTACCAGTAAGCATATTTTCAAATACTAATTGTCTGATAGCAGATTCATATTCCATAGTAGATGTTATTGTTTCTTTGTTCTCCATTGACTCAAGAACTTCTTTAAATCTACTTCTAATAGTTTCACTAATATTTGCATTCTCACCATACTTATTTACAAATCTTCTAAACTCAGAGTGTACTTTATTATTTTCTACTTTTGTTAAATGTCTTGTTTCAATTCCAATTGGAGATAAGCCAGGAGATAATACCATAACTTTTACACCTTGCTCACCATTTTCACCGATAGTATTCTCACCATTTAAAGTTTGTGCAAGCTCTAGTTGTGATTCAAACTCTCTTCTAATTTTTTCAAGTCTATCTCTTTGTGGTTTATTAATGTTTTCACTAGTGTTATATATATTTTCTACTCTTGGTCTAATGTATCTATTATCTACATTCTCATATATTGAAGCATAAGGGTCTATAGTAAAAAATGGTATGTCTAAAGTTTCATTTAATAGTTTACTAAATCTAGTAAATTGTTGTACTTCAAACGTTTCTTTTATTTTTCCATTCTCATATTTAAGAGTCCGTACCATTTCTTGACTTCTTTGAGAAGCTAGTAAACCAACAATATCTGTAAGTATTTCACCATTCTTTATTTTTCTTTGTTGAGCATCAGTTATTTCAGATAATTTAGCAAACTCTCCATCTCCTACATTTACATGAATCCTATTTAATATATTTTTAATAGCATCTTTATGTAAAAGTCTTCTTGGTTTAACAGTATTACCTTCTGGTGCTGATGTTGGAGGTTGATATACTAATTCATTAAAAGCTGCTTGACCTACTTCTACAGCATCATTCCTAAAATCTTTTCCATCTATTCTATATCTACCATAAAATTCTTGTAAAGTAATATTCTTATCGTAATGCCCTGCCTCAGATTCTCTAATGAATGCATCTTTAGCATCTTTAATTGTTTCAGCATATTTTCTTTCAGCATATTCTGGAGTAACTCCATACATACTCATTTCTTTTACAAAGTCCGCAGCAAATTGCTTATTAAAATTCTCTATCTCTACTTTATATTCACCTTTTCTTTTACCACCATTAGTTAAAACACCAGCTCCTGTAAGCCATCTAACTGCTAAATCATGATTACCATTCTGTATAAATTCTCCAAATTGTCTTTGGAATGCACCAAACTCACTAGGTAATGCATTTAAAAATTCAGTAAGCTTTGCTCTAGCACCACTACTAACATCTGACCTAGGAATATCAAGAGCAATACCTCTAAGCAATTCGGCATCAAGAATTTTAATAGTCTCACCTTCTTTTACCAATCCTTTACCATCACTAATTAATTGTCTTAAATATTGATTAACTCTTCGTACTTCACTCTTTGATATTTCATTTGGAAAAACTGTTTCATCTATTAGTCTAACCTTAAATCCACCAGTTTTACCTTCTACTGCTACTTCTATTCCAGACATAGCATGGTCTTGTAGTTTAAATATTGTATCTACTTGGTCAATTGTAAGTTCAGTTCTTTGCACTCTACGTCTAACAACAAAATCTACCATATGAGAATGCATCCAGTCTGGTAATGATTTTACTGGATAACCTTTTTCTGTTAAAAACTTTTCTAAAGCTTCTATTCTTTCAACTCTTACATTTCTAGAACTAGGAGCTTCTGCAACTTTTTCATACCCACCAGAATAAGACTGAAGAGCAAGTACTTTATTTAATGTTCTTTTTGCATCAGCAATTCTTTCTCCAGAAGGTTCTTTGTCTTTACCACCAACAATATTAATACCTTTTACATCATCTCTAAGTCTTAATACTTGGTCTTTACCTAATACTAATATTCCAGCATCTTCTAATAATGAACCAAGCTTTACACGAGTATTGTTATCTTTACCACTAAAAATATCTACTACTTTTTCTCCTGCTCTTATAGCTTGATTGTGTAATAATACTGTTGCATAATCAGCCTTAGATTTAGCAAATGTAAACTTGTCAGCATAACTTGTATTCTGTGGAAACTCTGCATTGATTCTAGCTTCGTAATCAGTAATAGTTTTATAAACAGACCTCATTAAATCTACAGAAAGTATATCTCTATTACGTCCTTGCTCTGCTGTATCAGGCATTCTAGATGTTTGTTGCAAAGCTGTAGACATATCAAATACATTATTTAATCCTTCTTTTACTTGCATCAATTGTTCAACAGCTTTATCTCCTTTTAAAACTTTACCTTCAGCATCTTTTAAAAACTCCAACTGACCTTTTCTTGCCATACTTAATATTTCAGGTCCTATTCCTAAGTAGTGAGGAACTTGAGAATTTTTAGCACTTGATGGGTCAACTACTATATTTAATTCTTTATTACCAATGTTCTCATCTGCTTTTCTTACTGTCTCTATTATATCTGTAAAGTTTCTTTCAAAGTTTTTTGTAGTTTCTAAATTATTTTCAGCCCAAGCTTCTACTAAATTATCCGAACTCTTAATAGTTGGGTCTGCTTTCTTCATAGCTTCAACAACTTTATTCATATCTGCTTGAGAAATAGAATCTTTAGGTTTTATATATCCACCAATATCTTTTGCCTTATTATATATAGCATCAAATATTTCATTAGGTTTTTGCATAGCACTTACTTCACCTTTTGGTAAAGGAGTTTCTATGACTTCATTACTTTGTGATATAATACCTAGCTCTCTCATTACATCTTCTACTGGTTTCATCTTAGGACTTTTAAATGGATTCTCAAATCTATTACCAGACTGAGCAAAGGAAGGTATCTCACTTAATTGTTTAGGACTAAATCCTAAGAACATCATATTCTGTCTAAGTTTATTCATCCTAGATGCATTTAAATCAAATCTAGCAGGATTAGAACTTCTTTGAACGTAAGCACCTATTAAAAAGTGTGGAAGTATATCGTGTATATCTGGTTCTGCTCCGTATAAAAACATTTCAGAGAATGTTCTTGCATTAAACAATGCTCCACCTGCCATCATTCTAAACCAGTTACCTTGAAGATTTTGCAATCCTTCTTTGGTAGACCACTGCATCATTTGTTTTCCCCAATGCTTTCTTTGTTCATTTAAGAAAGACCTCATAGCGGCTTCAGCGCTTTCTTCTCCAAAAGCAGATTGAAATTCTTTTAATACATTATCTGACATGAGATTAATTTCAGCTTCTCTTGTACCAAACTTTACTTTTCTTATATATCTTTCACCATTTGCTTCTAGTGACTGACCCATAAACTTAGCTCTAACAGCTAAATTCTCAGCAGTAGCCTTATTTAATGCTGAAGCATTTTTAGAAAACGCAGACCTTACACCTGCTTTAAAATCTGGAAACCATTTAGCAGACTTACCTTTAGGATTTAACCATCCTAATTGTGAGAATGCAATACCATTTGCAACTCCCCACATAGGAGCAGTCCAATCAAACTCGTGGTCTTCTATTGTAGACACACCTTCAAAGACTGTATCAATCATACCAAACATAAGAGCGTCATTAATACCATGACCTATAACTCTTTGTAATCTAGGACTGTTCTTAGCAATACCACGCTCAGCCATTAATCCTATAAAATCTTGCAGAGGTCTTCTATTTATATTGTTACCAAACATTGTTTTAACTGCTTCTGCTTGATTCGGTGTCAATGTTCCATCAGCTTTACCTTTATCTATAAAACGATTCATATATTCAAAAGACTTATCTTTTAATTTTCCAGGCGCTCTTAGAGAAGCATCTACTTGTGAACGTTTTACAAGAGTTCTATATCCACCAGTAACTTCTTTAATTGTAGATTTATCTAGACCAGCAGTTTTACCATCTCTTTTCATAGACCTTATAACTGATTCTAATGATTCTCTACCAGTCTTTTGTATAAATGGTTTAGCAATTGCTTGTACTGCTTTTGCACCTAATTTCATAGGAGCACCAGCTACAAATCCTGCAAACCCACCTACTGCTCCAGCATATTTAGCCATTGGGTCTTCAAAATCAAGAAACTTTTCTTCTTCAGCAAGTAATCCTGGTACTCCAAACCCAGCTGTATCTAAGGCGCTCCATAATCCAACCCCTAATGCATTGAGTGCTCCACCCTTAACATTAGAGTCTTCTTCAAAGTCACCAGTAGACCATGGAAATTGTTGTTCTTGAGTTTGTTGTACTGGTTGTATAGGTTGAACTGGTTGTGTAGGTTGAGGAGATGCGGGCGCAGGAGGATTACCAAGAAGACCTTTAGCTCGTAGAAACCCCTGAACTTCAGAAGTAGAAACTGCCCTTCCGTGTCTTCTCTCTAATTCTCTTTGTAATTTTAAAGTGAGATTATCTTGGGGCATAGTTTAATTTTTTGCGATTTAAATCTTCTATTTCTTGGGATAATTTTATAATATCTTTTGAATAAGTATTTGTATACTCTGGATTTTCACCCATCATACCTTGATTTAAATTTCCACTACCTAAAGTACCACTTCTATACCCAGTAGATACTCTAGCCTCTCTAGCTTCAACACTGCTATTCATATTTCTTTCTAGTTCTATTGATTTATTAGCTGCATCAAGATAGTTTTTACCTTTTCTTCCTTCTAACTCAAAAAAGTATTGTTTTCTAGCTTGCATCTTATCGTATTCTTGTTCCATCAAATTAAAACCAGACACTCTTTCATCTCTTTCAGTATACAGATTATCTAAACTTACCATTTTATTTGCTATCTGTTCATTTAAATCAGAGAGTTGAGCTTCTATATTATCTTGGTCTGATTGTGGTAAGAAATCAAGCTTTCCCATTATATCTTCATCCGATACTGTTGGAGTTACACCATATTGACTTTGGTCAATTTCTCCCATTTCTACACCAGCTGATATTTCATCTTGTATATTTACCCCTACTCCACCTTCTTCGATACCAGCCATACCAAGATTAACACCTGCTTCGCTAACTAATGATTCAAAATCTGTATCTCCTATATCAGACTTAAAAGTTTCACCAACTGATATTGCCCTATCTATTGTATAATCACCCTTACCCATTTCTAATCGTTCTGCTTCAATATTATCTAAAGCTGTAAGAGCATCGCCTACTCCTATAAAAGCATCAACAGATAAATCTCTTTGAAGTTGGTCACCACCTTTATACATAAGACCTGAAGACTCCATAGCTTTCATTAAAGGACTTTTAGGTTGGAATGCTTTTTCGTTTTTTGCAAATCCAGATTCTTTCCATATTTTATAATCTCTTGATACTCTTTTACCAAAATCAGATGCCATAGATTGTGCTGATTGTGCAAGAGCAGGATTCTTACTTGCCATACCATAAGTATTTGCTATATTAGTAAGGGCAACAGCATCTTGTTCTGTATATCCTAGCTTTGTTAGTTTTTTTATAACCTTATTAGTTCTTTGCATCGCACCACTTGTTTCATCATAATCAGCTTCTGCAATAGGTTGCAATCCAAGTACCTTAGAATAAATTTGTGATGTATCTTGACCTAATGCTTCTGTTGTAGATTGTTGTGCAAATTGTAAAGCACCCATTATGTCTTCTCTTTGTCTACCTTCTTTTCTAAACTGTTGTTGTGATTCAAATTGCAAAGCTTGTAAAGCAAGTTGTTGTTCTGCTAATCTACTTTGTCTTTCGGATGCTAATCCTTGTCTGTATACACTTAATATTTCACTTAATGCCATTAGAATATTCCTAGAAATTTCTTTTTAGATTGTGCTTTTGCTTCTTTCATTTCATATCTTAATCTAGCTTGCTCAGATTGTATTCTTCCTTCTTCTGCTCCTTTAAATTCTGCAATATCCATTAGCTTTTGACCAAGAACATCTTGTAATCCTTGCCTTTGAAATCCAAAAGATTGTACACCAGCATCCATAGCTCTTTGTGTTTGAGTTTGAACTTGTCCAGAACTTGCAAATCCTGTACGAGCAGCTGCTGTTTGCCCTTGTCTTGTTAATCCATATAAACTTTGACCAGTCTGAAACATAGCCTGATTTAAATTCATACCATAAGTATCTCCAGCCATCTCAGTTTTCATTTCTGTAATTTCACCAAGCTGACCTAATGCACCTTCAAGACTTTCTTGTTGCTCTGCAATATATCCCATCTTTCTTTGACCAGCTTTTCTTTCAGCTCCAGTACCCATTATATCTGTAACAAGTCCTACTCCTAAAGTAGCCCATCCTAAAGGATTTGTTAAAGCGGCTGCAGTTCCAAGTCCTGTAGCTGCGGCTCCTGCTCCTGCCATTGCTCCTATAGCCATTAGCTTTTATATCCTTTCATTTTTGTACTTTGAATATTAAGGTATGTTCTGATAAATTGTTTTGTATCTTTTTTCTTTAATAAATTTTTTCTTTGTTGCTCAGATACATTATTTAACATATTACTTCTAGTTTCTTTTCCAAGATTACCAGTTTTTAAAGCAGTTACCATATCTAAAACACCCATTCTTCCTTGTTGCCAAGTTAAATAATTAACTCCTTTTTTATCAAGACCTGCTTTATTCATTTCACTATAAACATTTATATTTTTTCCAGCAAGACTTCCAGATTGAACAGAGTAATTATTGAAATCTTTAGTAAACTCATTAGTTTTTTCCATGTAAAATTTAGAAACTTGAGAAGGATTAGAAAAATCAATTCCAGCATCTTGAGCTTCTTGTCTTAGACTTGCATTCTTTATTTGAAGAATATTACCTTTAGCATTAGGGTCTTGACCAAAACTAGATTCCATTCCAAATACCATTTCTAATTCATCTGCTCTATCACCACCAACTGCTCTAGCTTGTTTAATTACATTCTCTTTACTAAAATTAAAATCACCAAGACTAGTATCAGATATTGAATCCATTACCATATCATCAGTCATTGAATCTTTTGCATATTTAATAGGTTTTCCACTTTTACCAATGGCAGCAATGTTGTTTCTTTCTTTATAAGACTGTAGTCTTCTTGAAAGTTTTTCATTTTCTGTAAAATATTGTTCTGTAAAGGGGTCTAGTCTACCATACTCGTCCATATATTCTTCTCGTTTTGGCATTGTAGCACCCGCAGCCATTGATTTAACTCTGCCCTCTCTAGCTTCTGGAGTTAAATAATCTCTATCTATCCAAGTATTTGAATCAAAATCATAAAATTTACCAGCATCTTGTTGTTGGATTCGTTCACCAGTACTACCTAAAAATCCTTCAAACTCTCCGCCTGGAACATTCTTTTTTTCTTCTAAAGATGCTATATTATTAGAATTTTTATCATCAGCTGCTCTTAGTGTTTGCTCATAAAGAAGCCTTGTATCATCTAATACCTTAAATTGGTCTTGACTAGTACTCATAGCATTAAATGCTTTATCATCAGATGACAATGTTTGTTCGTAAAGTTCTTTTGTTTCATCTAATACTTTAAATTGTTTTTCAGCATTTGTCATTCCAGTTCCAGATTGAGATTCTTGTATAAGAGTATCTAATCCAGCTCTAGGCATCATCTGAGAAGGAGCAGGGTCAATACTTCCTACAACATCACTTCTAGGACCTGCCATCTGAAGAGTATCATCAATAGTTAAATCTGGTGAAAAGTCAACCTCTTTTCCTTTTACTATATCTACACCTTCTAATGCATCTGGAGATTGTGATTCTATAGGAACGTCTGGTCTTTCTGGTTTATCTAAAGGGCCAAGCTCTTTTAATAATTTTTTTTCTTGAGCAATACCAATTATATTAGCAACAGTACCACCTATTTCATTGTATAAAGAAACTGCTTCTTGAGCTTGTACATCTGCATATTTTTTAGCATAATCTTTTGATTGAACATCTGCTAAAGTTTTTTTATATCCACCTAATGCAGAACCCAAAGCTTTAAATTGACCGACTCTTGCCATTTTAGACCTTTTTATATTTCCTAAAGTTACTATTTATTCTCATGTTAATCAATTCTTTATTTTATTGTCTTTGGTCTGTAAACTACTGATATATCATTAATTTCAAAGTCAGCTGGAATAGCATTTGAACCATCAGCGCTTACTTCAATTCTAAAACTATTACAAGTTACTGAACCAGAAGCTGGTTTTAATTCTGCACATACCCAATCATCAACATCTACATTTAATAAAGACTTAGCTTGTCCAGTACCATTAGTAGTTGACCCATCTGAATTTGTTAAAAAGAAATTAGAAGCAGGTGTAATACCATCTTTACCATATTGTACTTGAACGTTTCTTGCATCTCCTTTATAAGTTAAGTATACTTTCTTAACAGATTTCTTTTGACTAGGAGCTCCTAAATCTAAATCTTTAGTCATTAAAAGATACCCAGTACTTGTATCAGCTGCATCATCCCATTTATATAATTCAACTGCTCCAGCTGTATCATTTGTATTTGCACTAGCAGCGTGTAATAAATCTCCATCAAAGTCAATTATAAAATTTGTTTTTGCTGTAGCATCAAATGTACCAGCAGCTCCCTTAACCCAACTTCTTGTAACCATATCAAATATATAACAAGAACCATCTGCACTATCATTATTAGAAATATCATCAACTACTATTATTTGTTTTTTCTTTGGAGAATATCCAACAAGAGGATATGTACCAAGAAATGATTCCCATTGTGATTGAGTAACTAAAGGTCTTCCATCTTTTTCTAATAAATCATTTACCTTTCTACCATCATAATAAAAACATCCATTATTATTTGCCCAGACAATACCATACTCTGTTTTAAATACAGATGCTCTATGAGAAATTCCTCTGTAATCTAACTTGTCTTCTAAAAATTCTATATCTTGCGATGCATTAATAACATATAAAGTTCTTTCTTTAAATTGTAATATTCTATCATTAAACTCAACTAAAGCAACTATTGATTCACCATCATTGATAGCAACATCTACACTTTCAGATAATGGAAATATATCAAATTTATTTGGAAGACTTCTTATCATTTTATCTGCTTGTAATATAGTAGTACCATCTTCATTAAATACTTTTAAATTACCTATGTATGCTCTTCTATTAGCAATACAAGATGCTTTCCACATTGAAGCTATTGATTTTTCTTTATGACTTATTCCAGTTCTTGATTCATAAGTAATAGCAAATTGAGGTTCTAATGCATCTGCTGATTCAAATTGAAATATATAAAAATTCTCACTACTTATTGTAGCAAAAATAACTGGTTTTTCAACTTCAGAGAATAAATTTTTTCCCATTCCTTTTACAAAATCTAATTCATATTGTGGATACCATTGTTTATCTTTTAATCTTTTCATGTAAACAACAGCTCCAGTAATTCTTTTATTCCAACTTGCAGAATATTCACAAAATATTGCTACAGCTGGTGGTCTAGCTCCTTCAGTATAATTAAAAGAAGTATCACTTGTTGTACTTTTATCATACGCAGGTCTAATTAAGCTTTCTTGATTACCATCATATATTAAACTTATTCCTACTTCCCAATCTTCATCCCATCCAAATGCTCCAGTAACATCACTTGCTGGTTGGTCTAAAGCTACATGAAACGAATGTTCATCATTGGCAAGCAAAGCACTATGGTCTGTAAAAGATGCATTTTTTTCAAATACTGCTGATTTTACACTTACTCCAGCAATGTCTCCAGAAATACTATCTACATTTAAAACTATTTCCCAATCAGTATTACCTACTGTTACTCCATCAGGATATGAAAATACATGAACATTGTTTGCAGCTCCATTACCTTCTACGTCTGTAATAGCTAAAGCATTAGCTGGCCCATCTTGCCTAACTGTTAAATCATACTTCCAATTACCTCTCATTGAAGAACCTTCAGCATCAGAATCTATGGCAATTGTAACTGTAACTTTATTAATAGTATCAGGTCCACTTCCAGCTTCTATATTGTCATCTGTAACAGTATACTCAGCTGAACCTGCGGAAGTTATAGTTCCAAGATTTGATTGAGTATAAGTATTTGAAGCTAATCCAACAGCTTCATCAGGTTCAAAAGTTACTTGTGATGGTTTTTCTATTTTAGCAGGTAAATCATAAAACAATTCTGTAATAGAAATAGGAGTAGAGGCATTTTCCATCATCTTTTTATTGTTAGTTGCAGAACCACTTCCAAGTAATCTTCCTCCAATATATCCATACCACGAAGGAAATGAATTAGTACCAAAGTCAGCATCATTAGTTCTCAATGCTCCATCTACATAATACATATCTGCTTTAGCAGAAACAGCTGTAGAAAAAGTTACTCCTGAACCAGCATCTGCTCCATTAGACCATGCACCTCCATCTTTTAATATATCTAATACTGTTCCAGTTCCTTGCCTTGTATCTGTTAATGCAAGATAATTTGTAGGAGTTGTAGTCATACTACCATCATCAGCTCCATCTAAATCATGACTAAATTGAAATAATCCGTATCCAGGTTGTATTCCTGATGTTTCAGAACTAGCATCTGGTTGGTCATGTTTTTCAGCATTACCACCAAGATTTCTTACCCTACCCAACTCATTGACTGCCACATCTGTAGCAGCAGTCAACTCGTTGTTTAGAATATCTCTAGGGTCAGCGTGAGTATTTAATCCACCATGAAATTCATCTATTTTGTGAATTTGTTTAGGCATCTTTTAGAAGTTCTCTAATAGTTCCTTAACCTTAGCCCAGATTTCATCATCTTTTTTGGTTTTAGTTTGAGCAACAGCAATATCGCCAATCATCATTAGAAGACCGACCATACCATGTTTCTTAACTAATCTGCCTATTATTCTTTTCAGCATTGTTACTTCCCTTACTTCTTATCATTCTTAGCTTTTCCAATATTAGCGCCTAAGAAATTAACAATATCTAAGATAATCTGCACTATTCTATCGTCACTTTTATTTGGTGTCAGGGATGCTAAAACTGCGAATCCACCAACAATACTTGCTACTGCTGATATGATTCCCACATAGTTACCTGATATTAAACTAATAACTTCACTCATGTTTACTCCTACTTCTTGCGTTTAGATTTAGATGCTTTTTTAGTCATCTTTTTCTTCTTCGATGGTCTACCAACTTTTTTTCCGTAAGTTCCTTTACCATATGGCATATTTAACTCCTTCCGTTTATTTTTCCTTTTAGATAATTCAAATCATCAGTAACATCATTCAACTCTGCGATTATAGCTTCTCTATGTCTCATAGCTGTGTCATCTGATTTATTCCATCTATCTAACATTTTTAAAACAATTCCTTCAACATTATCCACATTTCCTTCAATTTTTGTTATATGAACTCTTATATCATCTAAGTCTTCATTCTGAGATTTTTGACTCTTTATTAAATTTGTTATCATTAATACAAATAAAGATACAATTACTCCGATAGCTCCATATTCTGCATATGTACTTAAATTAATCATCACCAATCTAATTCTGAATATGGGTTTAAACTTGTCACAATATCAAGTAATTGATTTTTAGTATCACTTGCATTGTAGTCTATACTTCTAATATCTAGAAATGCTTTTATCTCATCTTTACTATTTGAATTTGTTGGATAATCATCTTTACTAGTACATACTTTATTTATCATTTTATGCTTACCAACTAATTGTCTTCCATGCGTATTGGAATAAACCTTTTTACATTCTGTAGTATAAAATTCTTCTGCTACTTTTAAACTATTAGTAGACTTTACAACTTTACTATCAACAGTAACAAAGTATATTTTAGAAGATGGATAAGATACAGTTGCAGTTGAACTATCTTTATAAGTTCTTGTTCTTGTAGCTCCAGGCGTTGTATTCCTATATATACGAATATTCTCCCCTTGTGAACTTCTTCTAATTATCATTACTTGATACCATAGGTTTTTTTATTTCTACTTTTTCCATTTGAGTATGTTTTAAACACCAATGAATACTACCATCTCGTATATCATCTGATAAGTAATAATGAGTCTGGTCTTGATTATCTAAAATATAATTATTCATAGTATTTGGAGCGCAAGACATTAAAAATAGTAATGGTAAATATTTCATTTTAATTCAACTCCATTTAAAAAAACTTTATCTACTTCGTATCCAGTTTCTTTTATCAATTCAATAGTTTGTTTCAAATGTGGAACTACTTTGTAATTTTTATTGATTGCAACTTTAACTAT